AATTCAAAACTTTTTAAATATATTTACCCAAAATTTTTTCGTTTAATTCGATATGAAAAATTCTATAAAAATATCAACCCATATTTTTACCGATTGTCTGCCGTTTACAGAATACCCATTTTTGCCACCTATTTTCCCCGCTATTGAATTTTTACCCGTTACCCTATATCAAACATCGCCTTTTAAAAAAAAATCGCTTATAAACGATTTATGTGAGAATTTTTATTTCTAACGCATAAAAGGATTGTCTATGAAGTCATCTGTCCACTATTCAACACAACTTGAAGCCTCTATCATCCACTCAATAATAGAAGGAGGCGAAAAACTAGTCGAACAAGCACTCTCCATACTCAAAGACGCTCCACCTAAATTCTACCACCACAAACTTAATACCGTATTCCTTACCCTAATCAAAATGTTCAAAGAAAATAAAACCATTAACTACATCACCGTCTACGAAGAATGCATTCCCATCTTCTCTAAATACGAAATTAAATCTACCTTCGAACTTATCGCAAAAGGTACCATCGTTGACGATATTAAAGATGCCTGCACCAAACTTATTGACTACTTCATCAAACGCACCCTCTACGACATAGGTAACTCCCTATGCAACCCGTCAGATACAGGCATAAATACTCTCTACCAAGCCGCCCAAACTATCTCTAACCTCTCAGCTAACCTGACACCCAGTAACAATACCAACATATCCTACATCTCTAACTCTACCCTAAACTATATCATCTCCGCTAAAAATTACTACGATAAAGGCGAACTCCCAGGCATCCCGACTAAATTCTATAAACTCGATAACCTCACCTCAGGCTTTAAACCAGGTCAACTAATCGTTGTAGCCGCAAGACCAGGCATGGGTAAAACCGCTCTAGCCCTCTCAATCGCTAACAATATCTCAAGCACCCAATCCGTCGCCATATTCTCTCTCGAAATGGATAAAGAAACACTGCTTATGAGAATCGTCTCCCAAATTACCAATATCCCTCTCTCCAATATCATCGCAGGCAATATCTCATACCAACAACTCGATACAATCAAAAATACTATTTCCCACATCCAAAATCACTATAACCTCATCATAGACGATGAACCTATCCTCTCATCTACCCTACTCAAAGTCAAACTAAGACAATATGCTACCACTTCCAATATCAAAATAGCCTTCATCGATTACCTCCAACTCATGAAAACATCAAAAGAACAAAACCGCGAACGCGAAATAGCTCAACTTACATACGATATAAAAACTATCGCAAGAGACCTTAATATCCCAATCGTTATCCTCTCCCAACTTAACCGTGAAGTAGAACACCGCAATAATAAAATCCCTACACTCGCAGACCTGAGAGAATCAGGCTCAATCGAACAAGACGCAGACCTCGTTATCCTCCTATACCGCCCAGAATACTACGGCATACATACCTACGAAAACGGCTCCCCAACAGAAAATACCTGCCAACTCATCATCGCTAAACAACGCAACGGCCCAACAGGTACCATCACCCTCGCCTTCAATAAAGAAGCTACCTCATTCTCTAATCTCTAAACCACTAAAACTATCCGAAAACATATTCCTTCCCATACCTAACTTAACCCCAGAAGGCTTCGGTAACCTCCGAAGCCCTCTCCTATACCTTACCTCCACTAATATATTATCCTTCTCCATTATCAACCTTACCCTCGACCCACTCTCATCCTTTATCCGATATACTAATCCCTCCAATATACTATGCAACTCCCGTAATAAAGGCACTCCATCCCCACTAACCCTATTCAAAGATACCCTCTCTAACCTCGATAAATCTATTAACTGCCCTATCGTCTTCTTGTAACTATACCACCTCACTACCCTCGCCCTAACATAATCACCTATCTCCCCCTCAGCTAACTTTAATACCCTATACATCACAGGCGATATATACGCTAAACCAAACTTCTCATCATAAAAATCACTCCACCTTAACCCAAATACTAACTCACTATCCTCTACCCCATCCCATACCATATACCCCAACGCCATTATCCGCGCCCTCATCTCCCATATCAACGCACTATGCCTCACCCTCCCAAATATATACTCATACTTCCTAAACTCATCTACCCCACTACATACCCCACTACCCATCTTCTCCCTTATATCCGCCATTATAAACCTCATCGTTAAACCTAAATCCTCTAATACCTTCCCAGCTACCTCATAGTCTATCTTTAATTCCCCTATCGATCTTTCCATATGTGGCTCCTACCTACGTAAATGTGGTTAATTTGTGGTAAAACTACTTAATATAAATTTAAAAAAAATATTTTGTAAATACAAAATATTATTTATATTTGTACTATGGAACGTAAATCAGATATGATGAGAAAACCAGTAGAACTGCCAGAAAGAATTAGCCTCGAACAACTTTCTGTCGCAGGCGATATACTTATCTACGAAGGCGTAAAACAACTAAGAGAAATTATTAGCTCCCCCGAAACACAAGAAATCGCAATAAAAGCATTCAATGCCGTCGTAAATATGCAAAAATATATAGTTTACCGCAAAAGAAATGAAGAAGATCCTAATGATAAACTCGTTGATGACCTAGAAGTATAATGCCGAAACTTAGCGAATATATCGACCTGCAACCAACCCAAAAAAAAGCGATGGAATACATCGGTAAAGGCTACCGCATATTCTTCGGCGGTAGCCGTGGCGGCGGTAAATCATACCTGGCACTTGCGTCAGCTATCATAACCGCTATCAGATACCCAAATATCCGCATAATGATAGTAAGACAAACATACCCAGAACTCGAAGAAGTCTTTATCGCACCCATGCTGTCAAAATTCCCAGAACATGTCTTCAAATACAAATATAGAAAACAACAAAAAATCGCAGTCTTCGATAACGGTAGCCGACTCATATTTAAAGCTATCGCATCCTCAAAAGATGCCGAAAAAGCACAAGGCGTAGAATTCCAATACCTTATCATCGATGAAGCCCCTAACTTCGATGACTACATAATCACTAAACTTATGGGATCACTAAGGTCCACTATAGACTCAACCTTCATCCCAACCCTCCTTATGACAGGTAACCCAGGCGGCGTTAGCGATATGTACTTCAAAACAAGATTTATAAGACCTAATTACACAAGATGGACAGAAGGCGAACTGCTGTATAAAGATAAATATATATTCATCGAATCAAAAGTTAAAGATAATAAATACCTGTCAGAAGAATATATAAACACACTTAAATCCCTGCCAGAACACCTCAGAAAAGCATGGCTCGACGGAGACTGGGACGTCTTTGAAGGTACCTTCTTTGAAAACTGGCAGCCAGATAAAAATGTAATACCAGCATTCCCTATACCAGAACACTGGCAAAGAGTTGCCGGCTTCGACTTAGGCTTCTCATCAAAACACCCAAGCGTCTGCCTGTGGACCGCACAAGATCCAGAAACTAATACCGTGTACGTTTACCGTGAATACGCCTCTACACAAGCAGTCGAAACTATAATAAGAGACCTAATAATGCTCTCAGAAGACGAACAATTCGTTATGTTCGTAGATCCGTCAATGTTTACCAATAATAGACGCTATGAATACGATGAGTCATACGGCAATATGTTCCTTAACTCGGGTCTGCCCGTCCTGCCAGCTAATAACGACAGAATAAACGGCTGGCGAATAGTCAAAGCATGGATGGAAAGTAAACTTAAAATATTCGATTGCTGCCCAGGTCTCATCGAAACTATACCAACACTTAGATATACACCATACGGCAGAGGAAAAAAAGAAGACCTCGATACAAATATGTCAGATGACTTCGCCGATGCCCTCCGCTACGCACTAACAAGCGGATACGGATACCCAATCCCACTACAATTACCCCCAGATGAAAAAATAAATAACGATATAGTTATTCAGGCAGTAGAAAGAGGCGAAACACTCGAACATACAACATGGCTCAATAAAGTAACTATAAGAAACGTGTTCTACTAGGAGACGAAAAATGCCAACGTTTGAACCACTCGTTAAAGTCGATAGACTGTCAGCTAAAGACGAACAGGAAATAATTAAATATGTCAGAGAAGATATAGAATCCGTTAGCCATATTTTCCAAGAAAAACACTCAGAAGCAAATAGAAACTATGACTTCTACTTCGGTCGCCAGCTAACACAAGAAGAACTACTCGCCCACGAACAACAACGTCGTATCCCCTACGTATTCAACGAAGTTAAACATAAAGTCGATCACCTCATCGGCGTCCAAATGCAAACTCGCCTCGACGTTAAAGCCGTCGGAAGAGAACCCGGCGATGAAGCCGCCGCCGAACTGCTTACCTTCATCCTTAAATGGGTATCCCAAGTCAACGATCTGGAATCTATCGAAACAGAAGTCTTTAAAGACGGTATAATAGCTAACGTAGGATGGGGCGCAGTTTACTGGGAAGATTCAGACGTTACATACGGATACCCAAAAGTAGAAATAGTGCCGTATAACGAAATATACTACGACGCACAGTCAATAAAAAGAGACCTAAGCGACGCAAGATGGATAGCCAGAAGAGCCTTTATCACTCGCCTCGACGCAAAAGAAAAATATCCCTGGCTCGCAGATGAAATAGATAAAGAAGCTACCTCAGGAAACCTATCCCAAACCATACCGCTATTCAAACAACAAATGGCTTCCCTTAGCGCAGCTAACAGATTCTCCTCGCAAGATAAAGATATCCTCGAAGAAATTACCCACTACGAAAAAGTAAAAATAGCAAAATACATGGTAATTGACGATATAGCAGGCGAAATAAAAACATTTAACGTCAGAAAAGATGCAGAAGAATATTATAAAGGAATCGTAGAAGGATACTCAGAAGAAGGAATACCAATCGTCTATGAAGACGGTAGCATGCGAGTCCTGTTTACAACACAACAAGAAACTAAACTTATGCTTACCGTCGTTGTTGGTAACTTCCTGGCTGTAAGAGAAATGACAATCCTGCCAGATTTCCCATACGTTCCGTATTTCCCATACTTCGCCCACGGTGATTACCAGTCATTCGTAGATCAACTTATATCACCACAAATACTTATCAACCGCTCGTTTAGCCAATGGGATTACCTGCTCGGAGCCTCCCATAAAAACGTCATCACAGTCATGGAAAGCCTCCTTAAAAGAGGATGGACAGCAGAATCAGTCGCAAGAGAAATCTCTAAAACAGCCCCAATTATCCCAGTAATGAACCACGGCGCCCTTAACGCCGTCCCAAATAACCCAGTTAACCCACAAATATTCCAAAATATAGAATTCGGCATAAGCCGCATGAATGACTACGCAGGAGGTCGTAATTCTCTCGGCTTGCAAGAAAATGCCGCAGAGTCAGGACGAGCAGTAATAGCCAGAGCCGAACAAGGCGGCGTCTCTAAATTGCCACTATTCGACGCACTGAGACTTTGGAGATTGCGAATAACACAAATAATAGTGTGGTACATACAAAACTTTATGAGCGAAAGACAAATAATGAGAATTATAGGCGATGATAAAGATGTCCACTACGTTAACCTTACACCACAACTTATGAATACACTCAAAGAACTTAAAGTCGATATCATTGTTGATGAAGCAATCAAATCCGAAACAATGAAAGAACGTAACTTTACACAAATACTGCAATTCTCGCAAATAGCCCAGTTGCCACCAGAAATAACTGTTCCTATCTTCCTTGAATATTCATCCCTGCCGCAGTCTAAAAAAGAAGAAATAAAATCACAACTCGAATTCTATAAAGAATATATGCAACAAAAAGCACAAATGATGCAACAAGAAAAAATAAAACGTGAAGTCGAAGCATCTATCGCTCGTAAACAATTAAAAGCACAATATGAATTAGGAGATGAAATGGCTGCATCAAATGAAGAAATACAAAGACAAGCAAGAGAAGTCGCTACTAAACTTGAAAACCTACAAAAAATGAAACAACAAGCCGAACAAGAAGAAGCAGAACAACAAGCCTTGCAGCAAATGCAACAACAACTCGCTCTTATGCAACAAGCACAAGAGATACAACTAAAATAATTTTTAGCTTATGAAAAAAAATATTTGCATATTACATAAATTTTTATATCTTTGTTAGCAAAAGGAGGAAAGTATGGGTTTCTCATACGATAGCGCAGAATATGAAGAAATTGAAGAAACTGGCGCAGAAGCTGAATTAGAAGATGCTGCCTTAGACGCAGACTCGTCTGAAGTCTTAGATGCCGAAGAAAACGAGGTCCAATCAGCAGAAGAAATAACAACGCCAGACGCCACCGTAGAAGATGAAAGCGAAGAAAGCGGTGAAGATTATGTTAGCACCTTCGTTGATGGCAAGCTCATGCACTTGCCAAGAAGCGAATATAACAGAAGAATTAAAGGCGAAATAAGTGATCCAGATTTAGAAAGCCTGAAAACATATAAGCCTATTATCGATATAGTTCGTGATGACGATGTGCTGAAAGAATACATACGTTATAAATCACTCGGCGAACACCGCCCAGAAGATATTATAGACGGTATGTTTTTAAAACGACATCCAGAACTATATCCCGTAATACAAAACTATTATGCAAATGGCGGACAGTCTCAGCCTCAAGAGCAAGAAGAACCACCTGTGTTTGAGTCTCTGGAAGAAGAAGTGCAATATTACGCACGCAAGGCGGCGCAGGAAGCTATTAAGTCTGTGCTGCCACACGTCCAGCAAGTGCAACAAAAACAACAACAGTATGAACAAATAAAACAATTAGAATACATAGATAATCACAACAATACGGTGATGGAAGCGGCGCTGGTTGAGTACGGATACGACCCAACAGCTATGTCGCCGCAAGAGTTGAAATCAATAGCGGAAACGCTGAAAATATTATATCCCGGTGTAGATTTTCGTAGAACAATGATAGGAGAAGCACAGGCTAAGACAATTATTAAAACTGCATTAGGCAAAAAAGAAAAAGCTAAACCTGCTACTAGGGATTACGTTAAACAGTCTTCATTGCCGTCGGTAAAGCCAGTCGGAGCATCTCGTAGAAGCCTTGACAGTAAAAAGGAAAAAATTGACGGTGCTTCTAAGGCAGAAAGATTAGAAAGAATAAGGGAATTTTTTGGATAACTAATTTAGGGTAAACTATGCCACAGTACAATAACATTATCAGACCAGGGGTGCGCTCCTCTACAAGCATTAACCCACGCGCACTTGTTGAGGATATATCGGAACGAATAAGGAAACTGCGCCC